ACATATAAGGGTAAGAAGTATAAAGAGATAGAGTATGAGTTAGTAAAAGTAGATAATCCTCAAAAAGCAGTCTTACTAAGAATCTTAGCACCTAAAAAATTATTTGGACAAAAGGTAGCTGTGAGATTTCAAACACTTAGAAGAGGCCCATTTTTCAAAACAGATACAGGTAAAACAGAAACCTTTAGTTTCGATGGAACAATCCCATCACCAAGTAGAAAACTCGTAAAGAAGATGAAGAAAAAAGGTAACACTTCAGTTCCTTATGGTAGTGGTTACAAAAAAGTAGATGAAGCATTACCAATAAAAGTCACAGATAAATATAAAAAATTAAAAAATAAACCAGAAACGGATGCTGGTAAAGATTTTTCTCGACATCATAGATATTCAATGGGAGCTGATAAGATGGGTAGATTATCAGAACCTGACACGTACGATTTTGATGACGATTTCAAAGAAAAAGGTGGTTGGCAGAAAGAAAAAGATAAAAAGAAAAAAGGTTACGAACCAGTAAAAGAAGACAAAACTAAAATTAAAAAGGTAGTTGGTATTTATGGTGGGAGATTCCAACCATTTGGCCCTCATCATAAAAAAACCTATGATTGGTTGAAGTCAAGAGTAGATGATGCTTACATCACTACATCAAATATAAAACAACCACCAAGACATCCAATGAACTTTAAAGAAAAAGTTCGTCATATGGTGAAGATGGGTATACCAAAGAATCGTATCGTCCAAGAAAAATCACCATATGTAGCTAAAAACGTACTGAATAAATATGACAAAGATACTACAGCAGTTGTTTATATATTTGGAGCTAAAGATGCTGGTAGATTAAAAGGTGGAAAATACTTTCAAGATTATAAAAAGAACAAAAACAATATGAATGGTTATGAAGATAACGGATACGTTCTTACAGCACCTCACGTATCAATCAAAGTCGGTGGTAAAGAAGTGAGTGGAACTGTAATGAGACAATTACTTGGTTCACCTGATTTTGAAAAAGATAGAGAAAAATTATTTAAACAAGCCTTTGGATATTATGATAAGGGTGTCTATACAATGATGACTAATAAGTTTAAAAAATTATTTGAAAATATAGATGCTTTTTTGGTAGGTCATAAAATATCAAAAATATTAAAAGAAGCTTCTTCAAGTGCTTTATCACCAACCGATGATGGGCCACCTACATTTTATCGTGGTTTCTCAGATTACAAAAAATATTCTAAATCATGGTTAGATGATATGTACGCAGGTCAAGGGTGGGAAGTGATAAATTATATTTTATCAAAACATGCAATTAATCCTGATTACGATTATACACTTAGTTATTCAACTGTACCAGCAGTAGCTTATGGTAAAACCCAATCAGGTGATTATGGTTCAAGGTTTGGTGTTAATAGTCCGATAGACTCGTATAAGGCTTACATAAACGATGTGGTATTGAGAAATCTTGGATATGAATTAATAAAGTGGATGGGAATAACACCTGACGGAAAATCATATACAGGTGTCGAAGTAGAAACACCAGTTGTTGGTGGTGTTGGTAAAGATAATGTTGCTAATACCGAAGTTGATAAGTTAGATTTAAAAGAAGAAGTCAAGTTAATCATTGAGGGTGGAGCATACGGACATATGAATCATCCCTTTGATGATAAAAATCTTAAGTTTTCAGATTTAAAACAGATAGTTATTAATGGACTCGGTGGTAATTTAAGCCGAGAAGATAATGTTACAGAGAAACTTGATGGTCAAAACTTAATGGTTTCTTGGGTAAATGGGAAATTGGTTACAGCTAGAAACAAAGGACAACTTAAAAATTTTGGAGCAACAGCGATGGATACGGCTGGTGTAGCATCTAAATTCGCTGGTAGGGGTGATATAAGAAACGCTTTTGTTTTCGCTATGAAAGACCTAAGTAAAGCAGTAGGTAAATTATCCGACCCACAAAAAGAAAAAGTTTTTAGTAATGGTAAAAGATGGATGAACTTAGAAGTTATATATCCTGCTTCGGCTAACGTAATAGATTATGATAAATCACAAATTATTTTTCATGGTACTTTAGAATACGATGAAAGTGGTAAAGCAACAGGACAACCAAAAGACTCTGCTCGTATGTTAGCAGGTATGATAAAACAGGTAAATCAAAATATTCAAAAGCATTTTAAAATAGGCAAACCACAATTCTTATCAGTACCAAAAACACAAAACTTTGGTACAAAGAAAAAAACTTATTTAGCTAGGTTAGATAAATTAAAAAAACAATATGCCCTAAAAGATAATGATACATTAGCACTTTATCATCAAAGATTTTGGGAAGAATTTATTTTTAACGCTGCAAAACAATATCGTTATAAGATACCTAATACTATATTAGTAAATTTAACAAAAAGATGGGCATTTATTGATAAATCATATTCTGTTCAAACAATGAGAAAAGATATAGACAATAAAAAGTTTCTTGATTGGGCATTATCATTCGATAAAACAGACCACGCAAAGTATGTAAAGCAAAACATGAAACCATTTGAAGTTTTATTTTTTGACGTGGGTGCAGAAATACTAAAAAACATTAGTGGATATTTAGTTGCATCGCCAGACAAAGCAGTACAGAAAATAAGAAAAGATGTAATAAAAGCGATAAAGACAGTAAAGGGTGGTGGTGATATCAAAAAAATTGAAACACTTAGACATCAACTCAGTAAGTTAGAAAAGATTGGCGGACTATCATCAATCGTTCCTACTGAGGGAATAGTGTTTAAATATAAAGGAAATACTTATAAGTTTACAGGCGCTTTTGCACCTGTTAATCAAATATTAGGATTATTAAATTTTTAGAGGTTATTATGGGAAAAAGTAGGGAAGAAGTTCGACAAGATAAAGCTATGCGTGCTATATTACGAGGTGAAGCACCTGAAAAAAGAGTCATGGTTGGATATGATACAAAAGATGAAACAACTGGTGACCAGATAGATAGACTATCTGATATTATGAAAGAAGCCAGAATGCCTTGGTTTTGTCCAAGTTGTAATCGGGTGATGAAAAAAAGATTAGATAACAAAATGTGGGTTCTTTACAATCATTGTTTTGAGTGTCAGATACAAGCAGAACATAAGATGAGAGTTAACGGAACATATGATGAATGGATTAAAAGTAAAGAAAAAGAAAATAAGATAGCTTGGATACAAGAACAACGAGAATCTATTGAAGAGTGGAGAGGTCAAAAAGCACCATCGGTATATAATCAAATAAATCCTGATGGACAGCAGTTATCAAAAGAAAAGTGGTTAAATGATAGTGAAGAGTTGAATAAAAAAGCAGATGAGGCTCTTGAATACTTAGAAGAAATGGAAAAAAATTTACAATAAATGTTTGATAAACATAAATCATACGTAATTAGTGGAACTAAAATAATCAGATTGTTAGAGCTGATTGAGGACTTACAAGACATAGCAGGTGATTATGCAGATGAGACAGGCGTGGGTTATGAAATTGAAGAGGATTTTGAAACTTTAGTAGAAGATGTTTTGAAATCAGATATATTTTCTGAAATGGATTTATGTGAAGTAACAGGCAGATATACTTTGAGTGATATAATGGAAAGGGTTGGATTGAAATATTCAACAAAAGGAAGTAATGGACAGAAATAAAAAAGGGCAATTAAAAGATGTAATAAAGCAGGAGTACGTAAAATGTGCAGCTGATCCTGTATACTTTTTAAAAAAGTATTGTGTCATACAACACCCTATACATGGAAAAATACCATTCCATCTTTATGACTTTCAAGAAAATACAGTATCCGATTTTGTACAACATAGGTTTAATATTATTTTAAAAGCTCGTCAGTTAGGTATATCTACATTGACAGCTGGATATTCGTTATGGATGATGACGTTTCATCAAGATAAAAATATCTTGGTTATCGCTACAAAACAAGAGGTAGCAAAAAACTTGGTAACAAAGGTACGTGTTATGCACGCGAGTTTACCTGGTTGGTTAAAACAAAAGTGTGTTGAAGATAACAAATTGAGTCTGAGATACAAGAATGGTTCTCAGATAAAAGCTGTATCGAGTGGAGAAGATAGTGGTCGTTCTGAAGCTCTGTCTTTATTAATACTTGATGAGGCAGCTTTTATTGACAAGATAGATGGTATATGGGCAGCGGCATCACAAACGTTATCAACTGGTGGACAATGTATCGCTCTCTCAACACCAAATGGTGTTGGTAATTGGTTTCACAGAACTTGGATGGACGCAGAAGATGGTTTGAATGATTTTAATTTCACAAGACTCCATTGGACTGTGCATCCAGATAGAGCTGAAGATTGGAGAGAGGAACAAGATAAATTACTTGGCCCATCACTAGCGGCTCAAGAATGTGATTGTGACTTCATTACTTCTGGTCAAAGTGTGGTTGATGGTGTAATATTAGAAGAATATAGACAAAAACATTTAAGAGAGCCAATTGAAAAAAGAGGCATTGATAGTAATGTTTGGATATGGGAACCACCAAACTACACAAAAGATTACATAGTATGTGCTGACGTTAGTAGAGGGGATAGTACAGACTACTCAGCTTTTCATATTTTGGATATAGAAACATTAGAGCAAGTCGCAGAATATAAAGGTAGAATGTCTACAAGAGATTATGGTAATTTATTAGTGAACATCGCAACCGAGTATAATAATGCACTGCTGGTGATTGAGAACAACAATATTGGTTGGGCTACAATACAACAAACGATTGATAGGGGATATGAGAACCTCTTTTATATGAGTAAAGATTTACAGGTGGTTGATGTGCACAGACAGATAAATAATAAAATAAATAGGATGGAAAATGGTTTAGTACCAGGTTTTACCCTAACATCTAAGACAAGACCATTAGTAATCGCTAAATTAGAAGAATTTTTTAGAGAAAAGTCCGTCATAGTACATTCACAGCGATTAATTGATGAGTTGTTTGTATTTATATATAACGGAAGTAGAGCAGAGGCTATGAGAGGATATAACGATGACCTCGTTATGTCATTTTCAATGGGTCTTTGGATAAGAGAGACTGCCCTCAGATTAAGAGCAGAAGGAATTGAATTACAAAAAACAGCAATAACAAATATAAATTCACATAAAGGAATTTATACAAACGAAACCCAAAAAAATGATTCTTGGACAATGAGTGTTAACAAGCAAGAAGAATCATTAGAGTGGTTAATTAAGTGAGGTAAAAAATGGCAGATACAAGTTTATTTGCAAGACTACAAAGATTATTTTCTACAAATGTAATTGTTAGGAATGTCGGAGGTAAACAACTTCGTGTTGCAGATACAAGTAGAACACAATCCTATTCTAGAAGTAATCTAGTTGATAGGTATCAAAAAATTTATGCTGGTGCAGGATTGAGTGGATATTCAGACAGTCTAACAACGAAATCGATGAGATTAAATCTATTTCAAGATTATGAGGCTATGGATGCTGATGCGATAATTTCTTCAGCTTTGGATATCTATTCAGATGAGTCAACCATGAAATCAGAATATGGTGAGGTATTAACAATCAATTCTGGTAATGACCAAATAAAGAAAATTCTACATAATCTTTTTTATGATATATTGAATATAGAATTTAATCTATGGCCATGGATTCGTAATATGTGTAAGTATGGTGATTTCTTTTTAAAGTTAGATATTGATGAAAAGTATGGTATTACAAATGTAGTTCCTTTACCAGTTTATGATGTGACGAGATTAGAGGGTTTAAACCCCGAAAATCCTGAGTTTGTCAAGTTTGTCATAGAATCAAACAGTCAACCATCTCGATATAAAAAACAAAATTCAGCATCAAAAGAAGAATTAGAAAATTTTCAAGTAGCACACTTTAGATTACTTTCTGATTCTAACTACCTACCTTATGGTAAATCACAAATAGAAGGTGGTCGTAAGATTTATAAACAGTTAACTCTTATGGAAGATGCTATGTTAATACATCGTATTATGAGAGCACCTGAAAAAAGAGTATTTAAATTAGATATTGGTAATATTCCACCAGCAGAGGTTGATAATTACATGCAACAAGTTATCAATAAAATGAAAAAGACACCCATTATTGATGAGACAACGGGTGATTACAACTTAAGATATAATATGCAGAATATAACTGAGGACTTTTTCTTACCCGTACGAGGAGGTGATAGTGGTACGAGTATAGATTCATTACCTGGTTTAACCTATGAAGCTACTGAGGACATTGAATATCTTAA